AGTATCAAATATTTCATGAATATTGTCTGCTAATCCTTCACTTAAATATTCATCTGCATCAATGAAGAAGACCCAATCACGTGTGCAATGATCTTTAAGGTTATTTTTGAATGTAGCAAAGTCACCGTTTAGTGATGAGAATATTCTGTGGTATTCAAAATCATGCCCAATACCATATTTTTCAGCTACTTTTTTAACCTCAGGTGTTGCTGTTGAATCTAATTGAACCATTATTTCATCATCTGATCTGACAATTGATACTAATTGATCTAGTAGATGCTTTAATTCAGTATGCTCATTATGAGCTGTAATTGCAAAACTAATTGTAGACATATTACTTTTGATTAAAATAACCTACATAATCAAGCGCCTCCATAAAGTCACGCTCTTCAAATTCTTTTTTAGTTGTCATATCTGCTTTACCATCTTTAGATTGCACAGCTGACCATTTCCAATCTGTTGTAGATGTACCTTCAGCAAATATCATTGACTTATCATCAAATGTTAAAGCAATTGGATACCAATGATATCCTTTTTCATCTTTAAATTTTAATGCTTTATATAGCTCAGGTAATACTTCCTCTGCTTCAGGAGCATGTTCATCCGTCATTGTAGAGTTAGATGTGAATCCACATCCAAAGCAACTCCACATAGTGAATTTCTCGTTTGATGCTTCGTGGCAAGCGTTTGAGCCACATCTAGGACATATGATAAGTGATTCTTTCATAATTTAATGTATTGTTTTGGAAGATATAAATTATTGCACCTGTATTATTTTGCATCTTCTACTTTTTTAAGTTTAGGTAATTCAACTTTTTTTAATTGAGGAAGTTTAAGAGATACTTGTTTAGGTACTTTTTCATCAAGTATAGCATTTAATTGATCAAACATCTTTTCTAAATTAAATTCAGTACGTGAACGATAAGCCTGACGTTTAGCCCCATCAAGGTATTTTTTATAATCTTTATAAACATCTTTTAATGTTTCAGAAGCTACTTTATAATCAACTGTAAACCATTCACTATCTGCAACTAGCATATTAGCTACTACTGCTGATGGATGAATTTTATTTAGCTTACCTGGGAGAAGTGTAGACATTTCTTTATCAAGGAAATCTACATGTCCACTCCATCCAGATGCTATTACTGGTTTTTGTGACAATGTTGCTTCAAGTAATGGGCGGCCATATCCTTCACCTTTAGTAAATGATACATGTGCTTTTACTTTAGGGTGATTATATAGTTCATTAACTTCTCCATCTGTTAATTCACCATGCAGTAAGTATATATTAGGTAAAGTACCATCATCACCTACAACTAAACGTAGTTTATTAATTTTTTCTAATATTTCCTCTCTATCCATAATTGAATAGGTAGCAGATGATGTTTTAAGAATGAGACCTGGTTTTTTACCTTTACCTTTAAATGTTTCAAGGAATGTTTTTACTAACATACCTGTATCTTTTCTATCTTGTCCTAATTCACCCTGTAACCAGTGACCTACATATAGGAAATTAAAATCTTCTTTAATTGAATCTAATACATCCCAAACTTCACTTTCATTAATAGCATCTATTTTTTGAAATACATTTGTATCAACTCCTTCAAATAATACCTCTATTGGTTTATTTAGTTTAATTGTTTCTACTAGTTGATTAGTATTTTTATCTCTTTTTTCAAATACTGTTTTTTCAAGTACTTTTTTAGCATGATGAGAAGATACTAATATCATATTCATTCTATTACATCCTTCAATCCAACCTGGATCGCATAGTGTAGTTTCAATACCTGCTGTAATACCAATATTAAATTTACCTATTGGTTGGAATTCATTTGGTACTGTAATTTGAATCCATACATCTGGTTGGCGTGGCAATTGAGGAGATTGTAAGAAACAATCCAATATTTGTTTATGTTCAGGATTATCTGCTTGTAAGAATCCAAATGGTGTATTACCCCATCTTTGTGGAGCAATTTTAACATCATATTTACCTGTTTTTAAAAGTGCTTTTACAATATCTCTACTACGTGCTCCATAACCTGAGTATGTATCTACTGGGCAGCTTACAATTATTAATGGTTTCATAAATTATTTTGCGATAACGTGTTTAACGAAATGTTTAGGTTGTTTACGAGTTTCTACTTGAATTAATTCAAATCTATGACGTGGTTGCCATCTAGCAAACGTTTCATCAATACCACTAATTATATTTTTACACATATTTGCTGCTGACATCATTGATTCATCTGATGTAACCCATTCACGAGCGGCTTTACCTGCTTCTTTAAATAAATCAGGAGTTTCAGTTTTATGATAATGAGCTTTTTTTATTTGTTCTGCAATATGAAATGGTTCAGCTCTATCATCAAATATATAAGGTGTAGGTACAGATCCAACTAATGATAAATTAGATGGGAATACTGGGTAAGCCCACTTGCCATGTTTTTTGTATTTACCTCTATGATTTGATCCAAATTCTTCTGTGAATTTAATCCACTCACCATTTTCATCTTCAAAGCGCATCTGATCTTGCATACCACCTGTTACTGTAGCAATAATTGGTTTTCCACAAATCATTGCTTCAGTTAATGATAATCCCCATCCTTCATTTGAACTTATTAATGCTGTAATATCTGTAGCATTATAAAGTAAATTCATTAAGTTAGCTGGGTATTTATTTTGATCAAATATGATATTACATTCTTCATTTCCAAATAACATATCTTTTACTGCTTGAAGATCAGTTCCGTTTTCGTCTACTACTTGAGTATGGATAACGAAAGCACATTTTGATTTTTGGTCTTCAGATAACTCTTCTCTAAATATTTTCCAAGCTAACATTAAATCAGGAACGCATTTGCGTCTAATATTTCTAGCATTATACAACATAGTAAATTCATATTCTTTACCTTTATATAATTGCTTTTTAAATTCTTGTAAAGTTAAATATTCAGGGTGTTCAGTTGTAATAGGGAAGAATATTTTTTCATTAATGCCATGAGGAACATACTTAATTACTTTTTCAGCTGATAATTCTGGTCCTAATACAGCGCGATTAATGTTTTCAGTTTGTTTACTGATTGCAAGTAGAGCATCACATGATTCATAATAAGATTTATTATACATTGGATAAGGTAAATCATCCCAAATGTTTAGATAAATAATAGGGATGTTTTTTCTAATTTCATGTTCCATCTGAAATAACCAAACCCAATATCTTGGATCAGTAAACATCATTAATGCATCTGGTTTTTCAAGAGCGATCATTTGCTTTAGAAACATTGGGTCACCATATCCACTAATAGGATAAAGATAAACACTAGAATCAGTAATACCAGCATGTCTGTTAGTATCATCATTTAAATCAAAGCGTTTACCTTGATCGGGGTGGTGAATAGCTCCACCAATGTTAACCCAGTTGTAATGATGTGCTGTTCCTACTACAATTTCACGAGCCATTGTTGAAATACCAGAAGTCATTCTGATATCATCACATAACAATAGAATTTTCTTGCGTTTTGATTGTTCAATGTAACCTTCTTTCATGTAACGGTTTTAAATACTTCCTGTAAATTGTGTGTCTAATTGGTTGTGTAGATTTTTTCTGAATTCTTCATCTGTTAAATATAGGTACATGCTGCGTTCTGTTAATTTCTGAACACTGAAAAGACGCATTTTTATCACAGAGTTCTGGTTTGTCTCTATAAGGACACCATTTGCAACTGCTTTCGCCTATGTTTTTAAGATACGACTTTACTATTGGCTTTCCACTTTCATCAAAGCAATCTTTAATGAAGGCGTTAAAGTTTTCCATTATTTGTTTTCGTTTGACTTTTCCACTAGCGGGCTTAAAGGATTGAACCCTGGGTATTGGGTACTCAGCTTCCCAAATTTTTCGTTTAACAATGAAGTACTCGACTTCGATTTGTTCAACGTCGAATCCGAATTGTTTTGCAAAGTACTCTTTATAAAGGAGGATTTGAGCGATTTTACTATCGTCCTTCTTTTCTCTTTCGCCCCACCCTCTCGTTGAGGTTTTGATGTCATATATATAGACTTTATTTAATTCAGTATCGTATAAAACGAAATCAATATAGCCTTTTAGAAATACATTTTTATTTAATCCTGTAAGTATAGGTAACTCAATACCTAATAGTTTTACTTTACGAATTGTAAATAGCTTATTTCGTCTTGCTTTAATCCAATTTAGTATTGCTACTCCATCATCGAAGAACTCCCTCATTTCAACTGGGTTACTAAAATGTTCTTTGGTTTTCTCATATTCACCTTTATATATCTCTCTAAAGCGTTCAGTGAATATTGTTTCTAGATCCATTTTATCAGCTGCAGCTCCACTTTCATTATACATTACATCAATGTATTGCTGAAGTGTTTCGTGCATTGATGTTCCAAACACAGTATGAATACTAGCTTGGTATGGTTGTTTCATCTCAACATACGATAGATACCATTGATGTGGACATGTAGAGTATGTTGAATATTGGGAGTAGGATACTGAGCGCTGAAATGAGTAATTTATTTCAGGTGGAGTATAATCCTTAATTCTCAGCTCTATCTCCGTCAGCTTGCCTTTTGATGCCATATATTTCTCTTATTTTGGCTCCTAATTCAGCATCATTAGGGTAATGAGCTACTAAATCTTGGACGGTATTTAATGTTAATATTTCTTTCTTAAGATACTGAGCTAGATCAAGTGCTTCTTCATATCCATGTTGAAGCATATTTTGATGATTGTTCTCGTGTAATGTAGTATTATATTTATTTAGTCCGCGTTGTGATCTAGATACTAAATCATCAATTACTTCTCCTGTAATTTTATCCTTTACTGTCATTTTGTTCTTTTTTCTTTTTATAATATACAGTTGCAGCTGTGCCTATGAAAGCTCCTAGCGCTGCTGCTGGTACCATAGATTTATCTTCAACATATGATGTTGTAATAAATGCACTAGCGATAATGATTATTGCAGACCATACACCAGCGGCCCATACTCTACGCTTATCAATTTCAATAAAGTACATTGCCCAGCATACATCAGCAACTATCATTGCTAATGTTACTAATATAAATTTAATTGCAAATGCCATCGATTTGTTGTTTAATTATTCTTAATTCATCTTCAGGAAGCATATCAATGTATTCCTTAGCTTGTTTTTCAGATACTTCAAAGTATGTTTTAACAGCATATATATCATCCTTTTTATAATCTGATTTTTTGGATGCTTTAATATACTTTAGAAACTTATACTGTTGGGGAATAAGGTCCTTATATAGATTATATAAGTACTCTCCTTTCATTTGCCAAGTATTTTTTTGCACCAGATTAACTACCTCACAGTACTCAGGGTCCATACTTAGATAACGATTGATCATCCAATTGTTCCATCCCTCATCACCTAGGTATGGTCCCTTAGTAGTAGTGATGTTCTTAATATGGTCAAATATATTAGGCATTAATAGTTTTTATCACTATCAGAGTATTTAGTTGATGCTTGTCTTTGGGATTCTAACATCCTTACTTGGCCATCCAAATAACGTACGCGATCAACAGCACTAGCGAAATCATTTTGAAGCTGTTCATTTGATGCTCTTAATGATTCTTTTTCTACTCTTAATACTTTGTTTTCTTCATTTAGTCTTTGAGCTACAGCAATTGCATCAGCAAGTTGCTGCTCTAATTCTTGTTTAGTTGCCATTTTAAATAGATTTTTAAATATATTGAACATTACTGTTCGGTTTGATTGTTTCTTAATTGCATTGGGAGGAATTCATCATTTACATGTCCGCATTTACTACATGCAAATACTGGGATTGGAATCATAGCATCTTGTGCTGTGCCTGTAATGAAGCGAGATGCTTTACGAAGTAATGCTACTTCTTGAAAGGCAGAATTACCACATTCATCACATATTACTTCAGTTGTTTTATCTAAACTGATGTTCATGTTTACTTGTTGTTGGCTCATTTTTTATTGATTTTTACTTTTAAAGTATAATTTTTTATTTTTTCCCATTTTCCTCTTTCATTATCATAATCACCGAATGTTTTTTTAGTTACATTACCACTTTCATCTACAACGTTTCCAGAGTAATAATTACTAATCCCACCACTAGTTTCATATTCTCCATCATTAATTAATACTAATTTACCTGTTGGAGTATGTCTATATAATCCTCTCACAGTACTTGTTTTTTATTTAGCTCTAATATTTTAGCAATAGCGGCTGCGAAGTTAATTTC